CCGTAAAGCATATTCTGATATGTTGCCGAATGACCTATCGCAATACCTTGCCAAGTTCTTCCCTCTCTTGCAAACATAGGTCTGCCAAGACCATCAAGTTTCCAATCTCTTTGAAGTCTAAAACCGAATGACCAATCACCGCCACCTTTGCCTAAGAATCCATTAAGCGAAGAGTCGTTTCCAATTCTCAAGAAATATCTCGTAGTGTAATAGTGTATATCCGCTAAATCACTTGGATAATTTACACCATCGTGAACAACATCTTCAGTAATCGGTGCTACTAAGTCGTATGTTAGTGATGTTGTAATGTCAGTAGAAACACCATTTGCCAATGTGCTTGGGTCAGTAGTTGAATTCTCGTAATAATTCCAATAAGAATATCCCGTAGGAAATAGGAAGTAGTTCCAAGTCCCGTCTCCATTATCAGCCACCCAAATTGGATAAGCAGAGTCCTCTATCATCGTTCCGTTAGATGTAGATGTTGTTCTTCCGTGGAACGTTTGCTTGATAAATACCTGCGACCTTGTGCTATTTGATGTAGATATTCTTACGCCTGCATAAAGGTTTTCATCGTTGGTATATTGCGTTCTCCCGGTTGGTGCTTCTACCGATACCGCAACCACATATTCGTTACTCGTTCCAACAGGGTTAGTAGCTGTTATACCTACATTAACTGGTGATACAGTAGAGCCGCCCGTTGTCCATGAAATAACACCCGTTGTGCCGTCTAAACTGAATCCACTTGGTAATGTACCACTGCTTATCTGAAAGCTCTCAAATGGTTCTGTACCGCCTACTATAATAGGATTTATTGATCCTGTTGAATTAATCTCTGCTGTAATAGGTTGGTAGGCAATTACAGGTGCGGTAAAAACATCCGTTGATAACATCCAATCAACATCTTCACTACCGCCGCCTCCGCCCTGAGAGAAGATAGTGTCTACTAAGTCTTCGGAATTTGCCCTGTCTAAGGGCTTTGTCATAAGACCAGTTTGGAGCTGGTCTTTTAGTTCTTGTGAAGTTTTTATTGCCATTTTATTCTATTTTGTAATTACTATTCTTGGTGTTGTAGTTTAAGTTTTATCAGGGAGCAGGGTAGAACTTCCAGAATCCATCATTATCGCAGTCCGTAGCACCACTGGTATAGTTATAAGGATAATACACCCCACTTGAAGATGTGGTGTCATGCTCCTCGAACTTATCGGTGCAGTCGTCAGCCTTGCCGATAGCCTCAATAGCATCGGTAGCAATGATGAAGTCAGAACAGATACGCTCCAAAACATCAGCCTTCTCACTGTTGGACTGCATGATTTGGTCTCTGTCAAGCCCTCCTCCTAAAGTGTTATCAATACGAATAAAGTCTACCATGTCCTGAGCAGCGTAGAAAACCATAAGGTACTGCAAGTACCCCATCAGTGTCTGTTCATCAGCAGTCAGGGTTTGGTTAAGGAAGGCATCTTCGATATGCTCATACAGACAGCTCCCCAAGAAATCTCTCATCTTGGTTGCCTGAGCCATCTCAATAGTGGAGAGCATATTCTTACGCTCCATATTTATAGGCAACGGGTACTTCCTTCCGAAGTAGTCGTCATCAATGAAAAGTATGTTTGTCAATGCCATCTCTTAAATATTTTATATATATAGCCAGTCTTACTCATTGCTTATATCCTTCGTTTCCTCAGTATCCTTAATCTCGCTTGTTTGAGAATCAGGATCAATAGAAATATCAGTTACATCCAGTTCCACTTTTCCATACCCTCCTTTTTCCAATATGTAATTGAAGCTATTCAGGTGAATTTTTCTATTTGGAAGTGTTTCGGTAGCTCTGAAAATATAGTATGAGCTTATAATTTCCTCGCCAGTACCGCCAAGTTTACCACTAACGGCTATACCGAAAAGTTGAGGGCTTGTGACATTGTGAGCCGTCAATATTTTACTATCGTTGAGCTTAGCCATCACATCTACCGTCCTGTCAAGGTTCTTAACATCAAGGACAGTATATTCAGGGGCATCCTCCTTCTTGCGTACCCAAGATAGTATCACCTGCTCTCCTGCCGAGCCTGTGAAGTTGCCCTTGAAGTTCTCGAACTCATCATCTTTCTGCTCCTGAGTCATGTTACGACCAACGAAGGTGGCAAGTACCTTTGGTGAGAATCCATTGGTGGCAGAGTTCGCTATCATCTGTCCGAACTCGAAGTCGGCAGTGATGAAGAAGTACGCACTAAGGTAGTCAGGAACGCCATAAACAGGGTTATTGCTCCTTGGGTTCTTGTAGTAGTAGATACTCTCCCGTACAGGCTTTCGGGGATTCCATGCCGGTATTCTGCGTGGCTTATTATCCCTCTCCTGCAAGGCAGAACGCTTAAAGGTACGTCTGACGATGAAGTAAGGTATCTCCCCATCCATATCAGGAATACCACAACGTACAGAGTTGGCGTTTAAGACCTTCATCTGCACTATACGCTTCAGGGATTTATCGTACTTGATGTAGATGGGAACAGCCCCATAATGCTCGTAGGAGTAAGCAGCATCTCCAAACAGCTTCTCTACGCCTCTACCGAGTCCTTCAGCATTCCTGAAGAACGCCTCAAAGCGAGTCTTCTCTCCCCTTGCAACAGTACCCTCGTCATAAGTGAGGCTGTTACCTGTTACCATCTTACTTTTCTTCGTCACGATACCTGAGTGAGTCGGCGACTGCATCTTCAGCTTATCCAATACTTCTGGAATGTCGTCATTGCGACCAAACTTGATGTAGTCACCCACCTCGGTGCGTTCCTTCCTCCATCTACCATTTAAGTCCTCCAGGGACTTAACGATAGGATTTGTCTTGGTGCTATCAGCAGAGGCAGATACCGAAGTATCCTTGTAATGCGTACTGCTGAGACCAAAAAATTCTTTTGTTCTTTCTATGAATCCCATACTAACTTAAAATTACACCATGCTCATAAAGATCATCGCCACCACCGACAGCATCAGGATACGCATCTCTGACAAGCAAAAGACAAGAATCATACTCAGTACCACCATAGTTCAACGTAACAAGATACTCTCCGTTGGGGATGACGTTAGTAACCAAATCCACCTCAAGGGTAATGTACGGGAAACACGATGCTAAAGCGTTAGAGTCCGTTAGTGCTGAAAGAGTAAGTGTATCAGTGCCTACGGTCTTAGTGAAGACAAGCTCAAATGAGTTGTTCACATAGTCTACATCCCTCACAAATGTGAGGTTGTCTACCGTAGAGTTAATCAATACTTTCATACCCTATAATAGGAAAAAGAAAAGCCCCGTACTGAGAGTACAGGGCTTAACCAAAGGTATATGCAGCAACTATTAGGTAGTTGAAACGAATCCAACGAAGGCATCGAAGTCAGCCTTAGAGGCAAAGGTGTAAGCCATCTCTGCTTCGCTACCTGTGAGGGTAAGCTGAATACGGTTCTTGTCAGTGCGGACAGCACCTGAAGTACCATCAACAGTACCAGCGTAAAGTCCAAAGTCATATCCTACAAGGTGGTAGGTGTCGGCAGCAGTTCTCACGGCAGCAACCAATTCTACGTTGCCCTGAGAGAGGACACCCATAGCGGTTACGTTAGCCTGAGACATTAGAGGAATCTCTACCAAAATAGATGGTACGACTTCCTTGCTTCCGTCAGCATTTACAGTAACAACATCATTGAAGATAGAAACTCCATCCTTGGTGTTGAACTGGATTTCTTGAAAATATGGTAGTGATGAGGCGGCAGATCCCCAAGATGGAGAATTAGCCTCTGCAAGAGATGTGATAGTGATTTGACCGAAGGTAGAACCTACGGTAGTATCGATGGTATATCCACCAAGGTAATTCAAACCAGGTGCATCATCAACATCACTTCCCACCCTGTAAGCAATATACAACTCCTTGATACCACCAACGATTGCATCGCAAGCGTAGGTAACACCTTGAAGAGCTGTTGAGGGAGTACAAGCCATTATTATATAGTTTTTTTAGTTACACAAAGCCTATCGGGGAGGGTTGCCCCTCCCGTCAAGGTGTTAATTCATTTAGGCTGTTGCGCCATAAACGATCTCAGCTCCGTTCTTGTAGTCGATACCGAACTTGAACTGACCCCAAATATCCAAAGTATTTGTACGAGGCTCGTACAAGGACTGGATAGCTGTTGAGTCTCTCATGTCATCAGTAAGGGCTGCAATGTTCTGTGGAGCAGCGATGACAATCTTGTTGGCAGCCAAAGATGGGAAATGAACAACCTCCATACCGAAGTAAGGAAGGAAGCTACCATCAGCCTGACGAGCCAAGTCGTAAGTAGTAGTCTGAGCAGCAACAGCGATTTGATATGCACGGTAGGCAGCAGAGCCAAGGAAGATAACAGGGGCAAGGGTGCGGTCAGCATCGTTACCATTGTTATACAACGCAGTAAGCATATTGTCTGTCATAGCCTCGTAGCAGTCTTCCATCTCCTCAAGGATGTTAGCGGAAGTCAGCGCAAGGATAGTCTCTGTATTGATGTCGGAGTCGATGTCGGCATCCAACTTAGTTACAAGACCAGCAGAAGCAAGAGTCAGAATCTTGTTTCCGTTCAATTTAGCGAAGCGGTCGAATACCCAGTCAGCGAAGTCCATATCCATAGTCTCCTCATTAAGCTGTCCCTTACGGAGCAACATAGAACGGTATTCAGTCTCTAATACTGCCTTACAGTTTTGGAAGTCCCACTTGTAAGTAGTCACGGTCATCTCCTTCTCATCAATAGAAGCAGTAGAGCGTGGGTCAAATGTACAAAGGTCATTATGATAAACCAATGTAGCATCATAGATAGGAAGAGCAACTTTACTCTTCACACCATCAATCCAATCGAAGCGTTGTACTACGTTTGCATTGGCAATGATTTGGTCGATAAACTTCTCAGGCTTTCTATTGTGCCAGTCGAGGTTTGCAGCAACACTTAATCCCATTATTCAGTAGTTTTTTTTAGTTAATATTATACAAAGGCGTTAGCCTGAGTGAGGGTTGTTACAGTTCCGTCAGCAGCAGTTTGATAAACGATCAGCTTGCTGTTTGCTTCATCCCACTTGAGGGTGTAGGTTACTCCGTCAGCATCCTGCCCTGAAGTAAGTCCTAAAGATACAATTGCCATTTTTTAATTGTTTTTATATCCTATAATAGGAAATAGTTAGAAATTACGTTTAATTGACTTTACTTTGTCCCAAAAGGCTTCATCATCACGAGTGATGGTCTTTGGGCTTGATAGTTCTTCTTCGGCTTGCTCTGCTTGCTCGGAGAGTAGCACTTCCTCAGCTTCTACTTCTGATAGTTCAACTTCCGCTTGGGCTGGTTGATTTTCAGATTCTTCGCTAAGGCTCTCTTCTGTCTCCTGTTCAGCTTGTTCACTGAGTTCATTGTCTGACTCAACTTCTGCTGTCTCAGATAACTCTGCTGTGCCTTCTGCTGTATCTTCTTCTTGTGCAACAGCCACCTCAGCCTCAGCTTCAGGTTCAGCCACAGGTTCTTCAGCTTGCTCAGTAAGTTCTTCATTGTTTTCAGCTTTAGCGGAAAGCATCTCCTCAATAGCAGGGAGCAGAGCCTCCTTCAATTTGGCTACGATAGCATCCATAGTCTCCTCGGACATCTTCTCAGTAGTAGGTGTCTCGTAGACTACTTCAGGGGTAGCTTCTTGGTTTTCTTCTTTCATTTCAGTTAAATTAGAAGGTACGATATAAGACGACAGCTCGATGGAGAAGCCGTTGAGCTTACCACCTTTGATGTCTTCCCATACCATGTCGTTATCAATCTTAGCTTTCAGGAAAGCAGTACCCACAGGAAGATCTGAAAATCCTATGTACGAACTCTTATCCTGGTCGCTTTCTTTAATCCAAAGCTCGGTAAGGTAGATGTCATCTACACCTTCGCTATGCTCGATATTGAACATATTGAAGATGCCATCCTTACTGAACTTATATACAAGCTCTTCGATAGTCTCCTTGGAGAACCGAATGTAGTATTCTCCGAACTCATCGTTATACCTGCGAATTAGCTTATCGGGGATTAGGAAAGCACCAACCACCTCTTTACGGTACTCATTGAACATGAATACACCGTGATTTTTCTTTTCTTCCTGCTCCGACAGATAGATGAAATTCGACTGTATAGCTGGCTTATCAACTATCGAAATCGTAAAGATACCCTGCTGTGAAAAGTCTTCGGTATCTACTGCGATGTCAAATATTTTCTTATCCATACTCTATAATAGGAAATTAGTCTGCGTTATATAGCCTGAGAGACGAAATAAGGACTTCTGAGCCACTTTCTCCGCTCTCGAATACCCAAGTACCATAGAGAGAATCTACGGTCATAGAACCGCTTAAAAGCTCCCATCCGACATCAAGGCGGTAGCCTGTATTAGTGGTGAAATAGAAGCTGTCAGCAGTGATATAAAGCTCATCAGGATAGAAGCAATAATCATCCCCACTCCATACCACCAACTCAACGCTCGACTCTACAAGGGTATCATTGAGTTTCATGGCGAAGCTACTACCCATCGGGAATGCGTTATCACACAAAGAGTCCTGAAACCAAAAGTGAGAGTTCACATAGTGGTAAGCAGTGTTCTCAGGTTGGTGGTTATACCCATCATTATCCTCGTATTGAGTCATTACGGTGGGAAATTCCATCCCATCCTTCTCGCATGATGTCAAGATAAGCATGGGGGGAATCAATACTGATAATATCCTTTTCATCTTTATCTGTTTTTATGAGCCACAGGAATCGCACTCTTCGTTTTCGATGTTGCAAGCCGTTGGCGTTTCTTTCTCTTCAAGTTCTTTAAGCCATTTGTCAAAGTTGCTCTCTTCTGCCATTATAATTCTTCTTCTACGATAAACCCATCATTGATTAAGTCCTCCCGTGTGTAGTATTGGAAAGTATCGGGAAGGAAATGCTCTACGGTAACGAACATACCTTCTTCTCCGTTTGTGATGGCATCGGTAGCTGCATCGGCTTCGGCAGGTGTCATATTCTGCCTGCACCAAGCGTTGAGCGTTCCTAATCCGCCTTTCTCACGGCAGTAGAGTTTGTAGTCTAAATCAACGTGCATCATCACCTCGTTATCTCTTCCATCGGGGTGTTGGATGACGTTAAATATTCTCGCCTGTGTTACCGATGGTCTTCCATCAGGGCTTACAGGTTCTGCGGTATTCAAATCCCAAAAGGCTTTGTTTATTTCTTCAGCCCAAAAGGGTGCGGTAGGGCTTTGCCCCATACCATTGATTTTGATGTAGCAATGATTACTCATAGTGCTGTGCCATATTTGTTATTAAATTGTCCAATAGTTACTAATGTTACTTTCGATAGCTGCTCTGTCGGTTGTTTTAGCTGCGGAGTAGCGGATTAATTCTGTAAGAGTCAAGTCTCCCTCTGATGCTTTCGGCACGTTCAGAGTTCCTCCTCCATTTCCTGTATTAAGTGTTACTGTTCCATTAGAATAAGTTTCTGATTGAGCAGTTCCATCTACCCACAAATCAATATCTTGAACTTGCGAACCATCAAGCATCGCTGTATGAACATGGACTGTGGAATCCGTTAGTACTGTATTTCCTAAAGCATAAGAGGATGCTGTTGCAGCCCTTAGTTTATCTGATAGATCCACTAAAACACTCCAAGCCCTACCTTGTGTAGTATCTGATTGATTAGTTAAAAAAGTCCTATATGTGGCTGTACCATGCTCTCCTAAAACAAAATCTGTTCTATTTGTAGAGCCTGTTATCATGTCAGCTACCTCTAATGTGTCATCAGAGTTATCAGGCGTTATAGCGTAGTTACCGTTACTATCCGTTAATACTGCACTACCGTTGTAAATCTGTGGCTGTGCGCTTGCGGTAGATTGAGTAAGGTCGTTACTGTTCCCACTTTGGTCATACCAAGTTACAACGTAGCCGTTATTCGCCCCACAATGAGAAGCAATGGCTGCTACATCCAAATCACCGTTAGCATCAAAGCCTATATCAGTTTCGGTATTCCCTGAATCCTCTCTTACTCGTATTGCGTTAGTTGCTGTACTCTTTAGCTGTCTTAGGCTGTAAGCCGCTTCC